CTTAAAGGCCTCTTTCCTGATTATTATATATCAGCATGGAAAGATATCATGGTTAATTACCCTTTTAAAAGTAAGGAACATGGTTATCTATCTTATGCGGTTGGAAATCCTATGGGAGCCTATTCATCATGGGCTTCCTTTGCTTTAGCACATCACTATGTGGTGTATAGAGCATGTAGGAGAACCAACATCAACTGGAAGGAAGCTAATTACTTCCTTCTAGGAGATGATATCGTAATCAATGATAGAGAGTTGGGAAAAGCATATTTAGAAGAGTTAAATCTTCTAGATCTACCTTACTCGAAGGCGAAGACTCATATCTCTGATAAGGGATTTGAGTTTGCTAAGAGATGGTTTTATCTCGGAAAAGAGATATCACCATTCCCAATCGGTGGTCTTAAAGAAGTGCAAAAGAGATATAACTTAATGGTTACATTTCTAATGCATGTCTCTAAGCGAGGTTACATCACTAACAGTAGTATTCCCCTCTGTATAGAGTTCTTCTATAGACTAGTTCGACACTTTAAGGCCAAGAGCCGTAAAGTGATCTTGAACAGATCTATAATCTCTTACGAGATAACAAAGGTTCTTCAAAATCAAGAAGATATTGACGATTCAGTTTATACTATTTATCGAGAAACGCAAGGAAAGGAATTTCCTTATGTCCTTGATAAAGAGGTATGTCTGAATTTGTTTAAGTCAGCTTGTTTGTCGGCCTTTGCAGATTCTAACTCTTCCTCTAATTCAGCTAAAGGTTTACCACCTTTAGGTAAATTAGCAGAGGATCTAGTGATTCATATCACTAGTTTTGAGGGAATCGATTTTGATCTCATTTATTGTATACCAATACTTGGCATTCATGGCCAAATAGAGGAGCAATATCTAAGACTTAACCGAGAAGCCTTTGAGATTGATACCTTGAGAGGGGGAGATTGGCCATTGCTTATGAGAGCAATGACTATCCCTGTCTCAGATCGTGTATACACGATAAGGAATTTCGATCTCATTGGGTCCCTGAGTCCTACTTTAGGTCGTAGGGTTCATGAATCATGTTTAATGATCATGTCTTATCCGAACCTGCTTGGAAAACCGATTAGGAGAGTAATTACCTCCTAATCTCCAAGAATAAATTGAACGATAAGTTCAGGGGTTTCTTGGTGCTGCCCCCCTTCACAG